GTCTGCCCCATCCACCAGCTCGAGCTCATCGGATGGCGCCCCGGGGACGAGCCCGAGTGCTGCGCCGCCGACTCTTACCGGCTCTTCAGCGCCCACTCCCTCTCCCAGGGAGCCGACGAACCCGCGGCACACCTAGCCTTCGCCGAAGGCGTGCCCGGCCATCGCACCGAGCGCAACCCCTTCGCCGCTCATGTCGACACCGCGCCACCCAGCCCACAGGCCCCTCCCCTCAATCATCCCGACCTTCCGGATCCCGCGGTGTTCGTCCTTGGCAGCGATTCATCGGGCTCCAGCTCCCGCACCTCTCCCCCGCCCTCCGTGGCCGACGAGGATGCGGCGTCTGTCCCCGACGCGCCCCCGGACGCCGGGGCGCCGGTTGACGGCCCAGCCAACCTCGGCATTACTGACACGTCCGCGCCCCATATCACGTGCCCCTGCCCCGCCCACGCCGGCTCCATTGACGTTCCCGGCGCGAACTGGGTCACCTGCCCTGCCGGCCACGGCATCTGGTCCGCGGACTGGGTCTCTCACTGCCACCTGTGTGACGACGTCGACCCCACCATCGCCGCGCACGCCTGCGACTGCCCCGCCCACACTCTTCGCGTTGGGCACGCGCAGCTCTGCGCTCGAGGCTTTCCCCACGACGGCCCTGCTGGGGCGGAGTGCCATGCCTGCACTCAACCGGCTCCCCCCCCTGGCGTGCTCCCGACCGCCCCCCTCACCGCGCCCCGGCCCGCCCACTTCATCCATGAAGTTCTTGGCGTGGACCCCGAGCTCGTCGCGAACCCCTGGCACCCGGCCCTCCGCTTCGAGAGCGTCCAGTGCCACCCCTCCCCCCAGCAGCGGACTTGCGCCGTCGATGCGATCGCCGAGGCCTTCGGCGTGGACACGGCCGCCGTCTGGGCCACCCTCGCCACGCACTGCCCCCACGAGGCACTGGGTGAACGCCTCCCGGCTCCCGGGCTCGACGAGCGGGCCTTCCACGTCTACCACGTCGTGGCAGGACGGCGCGCCGTCCTCCAGCATGACAGCCACTCCGCGCCGAGGGTGGTCGGCCGCAAAACCGGCCCCGCACTGTTGTACCGGCTCGAGAACGCGCACTGGACCTTCGCCGGCCACGAGACCCCCCGCGCCCCGCCGCAGCTCAACCGCCTAGCGCCCAGCCGCCTCCTCAACGAGTTCCTCGACGCGCTTGACCGTTACGTCAGCCCCACCGGCGCCCGGCCTCTCGGCACGTGGCAGCCCTACGACACCCAGCCCGCCCTCGCAAAGACCTACTTGCGTGAGTTGAAGCTTGGGGTCACCGGCACCATCCTGGCGAATCGCGCTCAATACCCCCGCGACTTTCTCGAGCGGGTGGATGCTTCCCTCGATCTCGCCCGGCCACGCCGCGTCGATGTGCGGGCGGTCACCGGCTTTGGCGGTTGCGGCAAGAGCGCGCCTTTCACTGCGTTCCTCCGGGCCCACCCCGCTTTCGCACAGGGCATGACCTGGATGACCGCGATGCCCCGCACCTCCCTGATGCAGGACTGGCGCGCCAAGGTCCCCCTCGCCCGTTTCAACTGGCTCCACAGCACCTTCGAGAAGGCCCTGATGCGCCAGGCCCGCGTCCTGATCGTCGACGAGGCTCCCCTGCTCCCGCCCGGCTACCTCGAGCTCTTCCTCGCGTGGCGTCCCGGCATTAGCCACGTCATCCTCCTTGGCGACCCGACCCAGTGCACGTACCACAACCCCTCGGAGGAGAGCGCTCTCAACTCCGAGGAGCCAGAGTGGCGACGCCTCTTCACTGGCGGCGTCCCGTACTGCCACTGGACCCACCGGCTACCCCAAGAGATCGCCCGCAGGCTCGGCACCGACACCACCAGCCCGGACGAGGGCAGGGTTGTGGTGGTGCACCGCCCCTCCCGCCATCATCCCATCTCCGTCTTCACGGAGTCCGACCAGAAGCTCTACTCGCGGCTCGGCTTCGACGCCCGGACCATCAGCGTGCGGCAGGGCGGCGAGATGCACACTTTGCAAATTGCCGTCACCAAAACTGCCCTGACGCTGGTGTCCCCCGGCACCTGGATGTCAGCCCTTACCCGTGTCACCCACACACTCATCCTGGTCATTAGCGTCAACCCAAATGACCTGGGCCGCGTGGCACTGCCCCCAGCCTTAGCCTCCGTGCTCGGCCGGGCACCGCCTCTCGACTTCCCAACGGCCTATGCCCAGGAGCTTCGCGGCTGCACCCTCGTGCGCCTGCCCCCGGACGAGCTGGCCCGCATCCGCGCCGCCCGTCTCCCGACCCGCGCCGCTGGCATGGGCCCCCCGCTGTGGCAAGAAAGGATCACTTATGCGCTCCAGCCATTGATGGACCTGGGGTCCGAGCCTTTGCCACCGCCCCTGCCCGCTGTGGAGGGCCCCGACGCCCCCGAGAAAGCCCGCACACACATGCCACGTGCCGACCCCCGCGGCCTCGCCGAAGCGGTTACTCGCGATCTCAAACCCCGCGAGCTCCGCGAGCTCCACGATGGCCACGGCATGTCCGAGCTGTTCGTCGAACGTCCCGGCGATGAGCTTTCCACGGCGTCCTGGTTCCCGCATCAGAAGGCCAACGACACGACCCTCTTCTGGGCTACCGTCCATAAGCGACTAACCCGCGGCTCCCCCGAGGCCAACTGGCGAGACCTGGCGGCCAAGTCAGCCCAGGCTGACCTGCTTTTCGACGCCCTCATCGACTTCTGCTCTCTCCCCGGCGGACCGCAGCCGTTCGACCCCCAACTCTTCGCCAGCTGCGTTATCGAGAACGACTTCGTCAAGCTTACCAAGAAGACCCAGCGCACGCTCCTCAACAATGTCAAGCGCGCTGACCCACTCTGGAAGCTCAATTTGACGGAGCACTTCGTCAAGAGCCAGTTGAAGGCTAAGGCGGAGGTTCTCGGCGCCGATGGCAAGGCCGGCCAAACGCTCGCCCTCTGCCAGGACGCCGTGGTCCTCCTTTTCGGGCCCATCGTGCGGTACTGCCGCCGGCAGGTGTTTGGACGCGCCCCGCCCAACCGCTACTTCCATTGCGGACGCTCGCTTGACGACCTGGGCCGCTGGGCTCGCGCCCACTGGCCCGCCGCCCACGACATGGAGGCCACCACTACCAATGACTTCTCCGCTTTCGACTCGACCCAACAGGGCGACTCTGTCGGCCTGGAGTGGCGCGTCATGCGACACTTTGGGCTCGACGAGGCCTGGCTTCAGCTCTTCGAGACGTACCGGGGCGCGTGTGCCACGCTCCCCGAGCTTTACGTCCAGTGGAAGATGACTGTCGAGAGCGACCTCATTGGTCCCAAGGAAGTGGGCCGCGACACCGGCGAGCCTGGCACTTACGACTTCAATTGCTGGTTCAATGCCGCCGTCTCCCACCTCAAGTACGCCGTGCCCTCCGGCGTAGCCGCCTGCATCGGCGGTGACGACTCCGCCTTTGCGGCCCGCCTCACCCCCCAGCCCTCCTGGACGCGGGTGGGTCCACAGTTCGCGATTGTGGCGCGCACCGAGCACAATGCTCGCGCCGAGTTTTGCGGGTACTTCTTGAGCAACCATGGCGCTTACCGGAATGCTCGACTCCTCGCCCTAAAAACTCTCTGGCACATTGCCAAGGGCGATTCAGAGGCCGTCGACGTCAACTACGCCGCTGAGGCCGCGACGTGCTACGCCCTTGGCGACACTCTGCACGACATCGCCAGCTGGGACGAGCTCGAGAGCCTTGGCTGGCTGCTCGAGTACTACCACCAGGAAAGGCCTGCGCTGGCCCGACACTTCTTCAGTTCCAACCCTGCCCCGAAGGCCGTCATTCCCTCCTGGCTGCTCGAGGGGAGAGCCTCAGCCGCTGCCCGCCGCCGCATAGCTGCAGAACTCGTCGCCGCCTCTCCGAACACGTCCCTAAAGGGTTTAAGTCAGGCCATATTCAATTACTACTCCGCCCCCACCCACAATGACCCTGACCCGACGCTCAACGCCACCACCCTCCACCGCGTCCCCACCCTTTACTGACAACCCCCCCCCGCCGTACGTACCCACCCGCCGCCAAGCCAGGATGGACTCCC